CTTGTTGTCAGCCATCTTCTGACCACCAATTCGTTTATCTTGGGTACGAGCACTAGCTCCAGGCTTAGCAGCTGCTGCAGCTGACTTTCTCATATAGTTGCCTAAAGTGTTAGATGAAACTTCATTTGTTTTCTTAGCAACAGATGTAGCAATAGCCATTTTCTTATCCATTGGCATATCCGGATCATCTTTTTTGATAGCCTTGGCAACATCGTTACGTTTTTTTAACTCAGCTTTAGACAACGCTCTTTCTTGTCTCATTTTCTTGAAGGTCATGTTGCCTTCACGTGCTTTAACTACATCTTTATCCATAGGAACCATACGTACTTTATTTTTATGAGATTCCGGATCCTTAACAAGTTGAGGTTTTTTATCTGCAGTATTGATTCCCATTATGCTAAATCCTTATCGTGGTTTAGATTACCTTTTTTCTTTTTTGCTATAAATGCATTTACTCTTGCATGTCCCCATTGAGATGGAGTTGTTCCTGGTCTGTGACCAGTCTTCCATGCAGCAACGCCTCGTTGATATACTTTCTTCAACGTACCAACTGAAACACCTGAAGCCTTTGACTTATCAGCAAAAGAGTTTTCTTTCACAGCTGTTTCTTTATTCTTAGCTTGTGTATCTCTCATTCGTGCACGATCCATCATACGATCATGTCTCTTTGCATCAGCTTTCTTCTCACGATCAATTCTCATCTTCGCAAGACTTTGAGCTTTGTTTTCATGTAATGAGCAACCACATACATTTAAATGGTTACCTTCTGCATAGTATCTATTTTTAGGATCTGCGTCACCAGATTCATCTGGCCACCAATCAGTTGTATACTTTTTACCTTTTTCAAACATATCTTTCATTCCTAAGATACGTTTCTCATATTCCTTCTTAGATGGAGCTACTCTTCCAGCAACAACATCTAACACATAGTTTAGTGTCGTAGCATTAGCTGTTATAGAACCACATCTTGCTCCAACCTCACCTTTAAGATAGTCAACCATAATACTACCACTTGACTCTGCTAAAGCATTGGCAAACTTATTTGGAACTTGAAGATCAATATAACAGTAAATGAAATCATAGTGTGGTGCTGGTGATCCATGTAGAATGTATTCATCTTTGATTACTATTCTTTTGAATCCATCTTTTGCAAACCAACACAGTTGACTATCTGTCATCTCATCAGGTTTACCAAATGTTTTCTCAAGATGCTTAGCATATTTTATAGGTTCTGAATGTGTCCAGTTAGAATAACTTTCACCCATCATTCTTCGTACAATCTTTGTATACTTTGATGGTTTAGTTTTTGCATCAGCATCACCTGGTGCTGGTTTGTATGCACTAGGATCGTTGTCAGCTTTCTTACCATGCTTTTTAAAATGACGATCTCTTCGGATCTTTGTAGCTTTTGCAAGACCAGTATGATATCGTTTTGGTTGTGTACCTTCACGATCTTTTATATCTGGATCCTGAGCTTCACTTTGACCTGGAGTCATCTTCTTAGCATGAGCTGTATATTCTGGAGTTCCTATCTGATATGACTCTTCTATCTTTTCAACTGCATCGAGCCAGAATCTTTTTCGTTGTCCGTTAAACTCAACAATGACATAGTTCGAGCCAACAACTTGAATAATTCCGACATCATTCGTCTCCTTGATTACCACCTCATCCGATATAGCAAATAAGTTTCCGGCTGCGAACTGCTCACGTCGTTCAGAAACTTTTTCCAATTGAATGTGGTTCTTAAACGTCTTTTCCTCTTTAAGTCCCATACCGTTGCGCACAGCATTAAATAAACGCCTAGCATCAGAATTCGACATTGCCTTAGGAAGGTTTTGGGCAAAAGACGTAAAGTTATTATCATTAGCATATCCACGCTGTTTAGTTCCTGATGCACCTTCTGCACCTTCAGCATCTGGATCTCTTGTACCTGCTGAAATTACTTTAATTGTTTTGAAGTTATAAAAACCATGTCGAGCTTTTTGACCATTATATTTGTTAAATAGAATATCAAACTCTCGAACTCGATCTGAACCAACTACAACTACTACACTTCTAAAACCTTCATTGTATAAAGCAGTTATTGCATCAATAGCAGTTTTAATTTTTTTGTTTATCATTACAGAACGAGCATGCTTAGGAAACATTTTCCTTACATGCTTGACTTTATCTGCATATGATAATGGATTACTTTTACTATCTTGTGATTGAGATAGGTACACACGATAAGGATTTCTACCTGCAGATGCTGCAAGTTTGTCTAATAACTTACCATGACCAATAGTAGGAGGATTCATACGACCGAATGTAAAATATACGGTACGCTCCTCTTCAACAAGGTATTGACTAAAGGACGAAATCATTTTGTAGATTGACCCCCACGTTTTCTATCTAATTCAGCTCTACGTGCTTTAGGTAGTAGTTTCTTTGCGAGTCTATCTATTTTAGTTTTCATTGCAGGTTTGTCCAAACGCTTCTCGATCTCTTGCCTACGAGCAAAAGAGAGTTCACTTTTGTCAACACCTTTCATAAGTTTTTTGAGAATTTGATTACGAGCTTGTTTGCGAGCTCTTTTCTTCAGACGCGCAGGATCAGCAATACGTTTCTTAGCACGTTCTCTACCAATCTTGATTCTCGTTTTCATACGAGCAAAACGTCTACTAGCAGCTCGACGCTGCTGCATGTTCAGAGCTTCATCTGTGTTTTCTTCTTCAACATCAGCGCGTTTTCTTTTTATCGCTCTGTATTTCGTTTGATCATCTTCGCCTGGTCTGTAGTCAACTGTAATATAATCTTTAAAGTCTAATTTAGACATTTTATTTCCTCGTTGGTTTATCCCATCCTTTTAAAATATTAGGTGAAAAGTTGTTGTATGAAAATTCCATACGATCAACAATTTTCACTGCATCACCACCAAGTTTATCAATTGCGACATAACCTTCAGCGCCTGTAACATGATATCCGTTACGAGTCTTGACGAAGGTCTTTACCGAACTCAACTGGTCCAGTTTATTTATAAGTTTTAATTTTGCTTGAACTAAAAGTTTTTGCAAGTCAAACATTTTTTTCAAACTTACTTTGTTTTGTTCAGAGAAAAACTTCAAAATATTATCTAGCTTGTCCCGCTGTGCATTCTTCCCTCTGTCCGTCTTACGGGCAGCGATTTCCTTTCCGAATTTAAGTCTGATCCACCTAATGAGCATGGATACATGTCTTGCTGTATCTCCGATAGTAGCTCCTTTTCTGACATATTTATTTCCAAAGGTTTCAATGAGCTTCTGTAACTCTTCCTCTTGCTCGAGCTGCCTAAGTGTTGATCCTGCGATCTGGTTAAAAATTTTGCCAGCGTCTGATAAATTTTGCGTAACATCTTCACTCTCTTTCTTATTCATAGTAAATTTTGTCATATCCCTGAGCATTGCGTCTTGCGACCACACAGCTCTGGTTGATTTAAACTTGGAGACGTCAACTCCGTATGAAGCTCGCATAGAAGCGAAGGTGTCACCTTTATAGGTTGTATGCCAGACGATTCCAATTTTAGATTTCTTAATAGCTGCAGCTCCAGCCGACTGGCTAGGCACCGCATAGACGATAGTGTTAGGATGAAATGTAACATAAGATTCTCCAGCTATCTTTTTAGTTTTTACATCACCTGGTCCATATAGGAAGTCACCTTGCACGACACCTTTGATACCCAAGGCAGGGAGCTCTGACAAAGCTGCTTTGAGCTTAACATTAAGATCACCACTTGTGTCAGCATCAACATCAGCAGGAGTTTTATAGACTTTGGGGTTCTTATTAAAGATTCCTTTTTTTGCCACGAAGAATCTTCCATCACTAGGATCAGTACCAGCAAATATAGCAGGAGCACCATCCCACTTAACAGATACACTTCCATTATGCTCTCCTTTCAACATATCTCGTAAAGATCGTAGAGCGTTGATAGCTTCTCGTGTACCTTTGACACCACCGTAGATAACTTTATCTTCAATGTGAGTCATATGAGTATTTTTTTGTTCTGTAATATGTGTCTTAAAGTTTTCCATATGACCCTTATACACTATTGTTAATCTAATGTCAACAGGTTGCACCAATTTTATTTTTATAATCTTGATCTTCGATAAGATCTGGTCTTTGAATCTGAACATCACTTTCTAAAAATGTTGCTACCAGATGAATTCTATTTTCTTCACCACCATTAAAAAAGTTATGATATACTCTATTGTCAGTTATAAATGCATTTCCATTTGATGGCATATAGTGCACTTCATCTTCAATAATCATTCGACAACCTTTGTTGGTGACTATTGGAATATGAATTCGTCTTTCAGGATCTCTATGCCACGATAAACATGATCTTGGTGGTTTCATTAGAAACCGAAGTCTTCCAATGGGCCATAGGTTTTTTAATGTCTTAAAAGCTTCTTCTGTATACGTGCCTTCAAACTCTGGACAAATTTCTGTATATTCATCTTCATCTACAAAAGGTAGTCTTTCTTCTTCTTTATCTTCATCTGTTGGAAATGTCCAATACTTACCTCTAACATTGCCACCAGTAACAGATTTTTCATCTCCTGGTTTCCTATTCACACAAACAGCATTAAAGTCAATGTTTCTTGCATCATCGGTGGCATGATCATGTTTATTCACAAAGCTCAAATAGTCACCATATAATGCAGGTATGTCTAGTCCCAGTGGATGTTCTTCCATATATTTTCCATGCGGTTGCATAATAACTCCTAATCAAATCGTATATTATTTTTATGGTTCAATTTCAAATAGTCTTTTAAATTTAAAAACGATGCTAAGTTACTAACTTTTTTTCTTACAAAGCCTTTTATCTTTGAGCCCAAACTCTTTATCTTAGCAAACGCTCTTTTGAATGCACCTGGTACATTCTCTACTAAGGGATTTATCTTTGAAGTTTCTTCGTCTAAACTATTCACAATTAAAGATACAACAGACCAGTAGTTATACTCTCCAGTCTTCACACCCTTGAGTTTCTTTGATGATGTTTTAAATCTAGCTTGGAGTTTCATTCTATCTGCTATCTTTGCACAATATGCATCATCGAATACAGATTTTATTGAAACTTTTTTTCCATCATGAGTTGCAACTAACATAAACTCTGCAGCTGCATTACTATCCTCACCATACTTTTTAAAACCTGACATTGCTTCTCTTGCAAAAGCAATCTTAAACACTCGATTGGATTCAAATAGATCACCGAGTGCCATCATCATTTCTTTATGAGCTTTTTCACCTTTGTTAACAACTTCATCTGTTCCTGATTTAATTAATGGTCTTAGTTTAGTTGGAGCAACCGATGCTGTTACAAAGTTTTCTAATATTGATTGAACTTTTTGTACTTGTGGTGTCTTTGCAACTTTTGCATCTTCTAATGCACCCATAAGTGTTGCAGTAGTTTCATTCTTACCACCTGACATTAACTGAGCTGTTCCTATCTTTAGTGATAATCTTTTATCACCAATTAAGATATCTGTCTTAGGTGTGATGTCTTTACCACCATGAGATTTCCAAAAACTTGTTAATGAAGCTTTTGCTCTACCGTACTGTTCTGCTTTTATCCTGTTACCTAACTTAAAATGTTTCTGAACAGCTGTTGCAATTCTAACACCAGCTTCTAGTACGTCTGGATATCCTTGTAGCATATCATAAACAGAAGGAGAAATACCTGCTGCGTTTGGGTTAAAGTCTTGGTTGGTAACCTTGTGCCATCCAATAACGATAGCAGCTTCGTAGTCTTCAGCTTTCAATTTACCCTCCACAAGAAACTCTTTAAACGTATCCATATCTTTTTCTCAGTTATTAGTTTCTTCTATTTATATAAAAAAAGGAGCCGTGGCTCCTTTAAACTCTTCTGATGTATGCTTTGGGACCTTCCGTTTCAACTTTATATTGATACTTTTCAAATCCACTATCAACCAGATCCTGATTCATATTTTGAACAATCTTGGCTATATGTTGAAAGTCTTCGTCTTCTTCAATATAACCTACTAATTCAGGATCATCCTTATCTGTAACAAGTCGCATAATAACATCCTCCTATTTCACCTTCTTCACTTCATATGAAAACTTATCTACTGTTTTCACTTCAACTTTATGATCATTTATATCAACACCTTTAAGATGAGTCTGACTTATCTTCTGTAGTTTTTTCAACGGATACATCGTCACTTCGTTGGTTCCGTCCTGCTTTTTCATCCAGATCGTCACTTCGTATCGATCCTCGAATATTTTGTCTATCCAGTTCCCGAGCTTTCTCAGCATTATTACACTCCCTTGTCCGTCTTAATATATATGCCCAATATCGCTCTTGATCACTCATCTCTTTTTTTATCCAATAGATGTTGCTGAAAGTCTATGACATTCTCCTTCTCAATCATATCAATAATTACATTAGTAAGATCAATATCTTTTTGAAGATAATACATTTTGTCTTTCAATTTTTCCAACTCACCGGCATAGTACTCGAGTTCTTTTTCTTTACGAACTCGAGTTTCTAATACCTCTGTAAGATATATTAACTTAGGCGGCTGTTGCATACTCCACCGCCTTGTTAACTGCTTTGACTTTACGAGCCTGGTTCTGACCAAACCATGCAGACTGTAAACGAGTCTCAGCATTACGACCCATCGTATGATCAGTCATGTATGTTACTGAGTTAAGAGCTTGCCACCAAGTTCCTTCACCAAAGTTTGCACCAGGTTGAGTGTAAAGAACATCCATAGCAGCCTTAGCATTCTTAGTTAAGTCTTCAACAACTTTAACTTCTTTGCCTTTGCTGTATGTGTGTGGGAATACTTCATTGTAATAGTTTAACAATGACTCGACAGAGAACTTCTTAGTAGATAAGAACTCAGCCATCTCTTTGTACTTAGCAAACTTATCTGATGCTAGACCCATTTGTTGCTTAACCATATCAGCATCAAACTTAGAACGG